TAAGCCAATTTTCTAGTGAATTTAAAAAATAAATTTTATCATCCCATTTTTCTTTTTTTCGTACTCCGTATGGAGGGTCGGTTATTACTATATCTATACTTTCATTGTCCATATATTTCATTCCTTCAATACAATCCATGTTGTAGATTTTGTTTAATTCAATCATTCGCTCACCTCCTTTTCAGCGATGGCTTTCCGTATGCGCTCGTTGGCAATCTCACAGTAGTGCGCGTCCAGTTCAAACCCTATGTAGTTGCGGTTGGTGTTTATACAAGCAACTGCTGTTGTGCCGCTGCCCATAAATGGGTCTAAAACCGTATCGCCTGCGTTACTCCATGAAATAATGTGGTCATTTGCTAATTGCTCGGGGAATGGTGCAGGATGTCCCTTAATACTACAAGAAGCATATTCCCAAACATTGCACTTGATTTTATAGTCATTTACAATATGGTTTTTGTTCTTTTCTTTTCGGTCATATCTTAATTTATCATTTTCGCTTCTTTGATATGAAACGGCTCTTTTCCCTGCGTGTTTGCATTTTTCTTTAATGTAATTGCAACATTTAGGCTTTCCCTTGCTAAAAACAAACATATATTCAAAACATCCTGTATATCTATATGCTGTTGTTGGGTCTATTGGCGGAAACTTTGTCTTTTTATAAATCATAGTATCGTGCAAGTTAAACCCTATTTCCTTGAAATACAATGCTTGCTTAAACGATGTTCCCGTTTCGCTGCCCTTGATGGTTGCATCACCTACAACCCAAACGACCACGCCGCCATGTTTTGTCACTCTGTATAATTCCTTTGCTATTGCTTGAAATTTCTCAAAACTCCACTGTTCAATATTGCCATTGTATGTACGCAGATTGTCATAAGGTGGGGAAGTAACCGTTAAATCAACCGAACAATCATCAAGTAATTTCATTCCTTCAAGACAATCCATGTTATAAATTCTGTTTAGCTCTAGCATTTCCTCTCCCCCTCTCCTATTCCAGCCTTCCCAGGGCCCCGGCTGGCACAAGCCGCTGGTTAAGCTGTTTCAAATTTACACATCAACACATCATCTATACAAACGCCCCGGACCTCACGCCAACCGGTCCCATGTTCATCGGCCCGGGGCCAGTGGGTTCAATTACTTTCTTTCTTCTTTCAAACACTTCCTGCAGCGGTTATGATCATCGAAATACGGCCAGTGATGGTCTTTCTGGTCACCGGGTTGAAGCCTTCTGCCACACTTTGAACAACGTAGCTTCGTGCCGCATTCTTTTTCCCAGAATTCAATGCTTTTTTCTGTTAATCTATCCGGTGAACTTATATGACCTATAACGCGGCCGTTTTCATCAGTTATTAAACCTCCCATAACAATTCCTCACTTTCTATTTAAATCACGCGATAAAAACCATTCTCCCTGTAAGTTCCTGAATTTCCCGTTTAAACCTCTCGCTGTTGCTGTTCCCGTCTGAAAGGTGCAGTAGCCAAATCTCCACCACCCTTGTTATAAAAATCTGAGTATTGGGCAGGGTATGATGGGGAGTGTGCGCTCCCCATCACCCCTAAAAGCTACCTCCTCGACACGCCTTCTTCGTACACGACGGTCACACGCTCGGCAGCCTTACCATTCTTGACGTGTCGGGCGTATGTTTTGTAACAGTCATAGCAAAGATTAATCTCGATACCCGCAGACCGGTCCACAACCGACATGAGTAGCCCTGGCCTGTCCCCACATTGCGCGCATTTAAGTAGTTCCATCATCACGCACCTCCAGCACTGTGTGCTCCCGCCATCCGACGTAGTTTCTTCCTTCCGTACCGCCTGGGCCACCACAGCACTTGCTTACGTCCAGTACGGTAGTCAAGCCTAGCGCAGTAGCCGCAGTATGTGCAGACCCAGCCGCCGCTTCTTATCCATGGTATCCAGCAGCGGATCATACCCCGGCCGCAGACACACAGCATGGTTGCTCACCCCCAGTTCATCTCCTCCCAACAGTCATCGCAGTAAGGACCGTGTATGCCGTCCCAGTGCGCATCGTCTTTATCGAGCAGCGTAGCACAGTAAGCGCACTCCACTTCCCGGGGCGAGGGGCGCGGCTCCAGCCACGCCCGCTCCTGTGAGGCCATGCCCCTGGCGGTTAGGTAGTCGTGGGTGTAGTACACGGTTCTTCCCCCAACAAGACACTTCTCAACAACTTCAACCTCTCACTGTCGTAGATGTTGGCTTTGTCAAGGATGGCTCGGGCGATCTCAAGCCTCTCCTCTTTCCTCACCAATGACGTGTATCTCCACAACTCGATGGTTATAGCCTCGGTGCGTTTTTCGTCCATGCTTGTCCTCCTTTCAAAGTCCTCACAGGCTTCCCTATCAGCTACCACCGCCACCTGCAGCGCATCACACTGGCACCATCCCGCACCTGCGGATGCGGATACAGGGCGGTAGTACGTGCACTGTTCACACCTGTTGGTCATTCGAGCCTCAACCCCTCAGGATAATCCGCTTCGGCCCAGTTCGCATCCTCGGCTTCGGCCTCTGCTTTGGCTTCCTCCTGCCCCGGCGCAGAGATGACTTCGCCCGTCTCGTAGTCGACCTCAATGATGTTGGGGACTTCAGTCATATCAGGGGCGATTTCGGTCTTGACCGTCTCATCCGTGTGCTCAACCTGCTTCATGATCTCAACGCTGATCGGAAGATACTTGAACATGTGGCGGATAACAGTCTTGCAGGCCATCTCCTCATAGTCTGTGACCCAGGGCCCACTGTTCTTGGCCTTGCTCCTGTCCCTGCGCTTGTCGATCTCGCTCTTGGGCATGAACTCGAAGTGAAAGCCCCCATCTTTGAACTTGGCCACGCCGTAGGCCCCGATGAACTTCCCTCTGTCGCCCATCGCCGGCTTATGCCGGAGCTTGGGATTAAGGCCGTATTCGTAGTCAAATTCATCTTGCTCATATACGGGGTGAGCATAGATGCTCTCAATGTGGCCGCTCCTGCGGGCCAGGTCGATCATCCCGCGGTAGCCGATTATGAACTGAGCTTCTTTGCCGTAGGGAATGATATAGGCTTGTCCCAAAATATTGGGTTCAAGGCCCAGCTGTGCGCTCTGCATAACCGCAGCCAGGAGTGATTGGATATTGCAGTCAAGGAGTTTTGGGGTCTGCCTGATGGTGGTGAGAGCGATGCGGGTTAGTCTGTCTGCGTCTAAGTGTTTGGGTAGGGCCCGCTTGATCTCTGGGGCCATCTTTTCGAGATAGTGTCTGATGGTCTGCTCGGGGGTCATTGGCTTGTTAGTCTGCCCAGCGGCCTTCTCGGCCAGGGCGGTCTTGACGGCTGTCGCTGTCTTTGACATTCAGATTCCCTCCTTACTTGATGGTAAAGCGCCTGTAAGAGGACTCTGTTAGGTACTGCTCGTAGACGTCGGGCTTCTCAGCTTGAAGCAGCTTGGTGTTGAGTCGCCTGGAAACGACCGTCTTCCAGATCACCTTCCTGTCTCCGGCCCAGCCCACTTCGCACTCGCCCAGGAGGTCCTTGAGCTTGTTCTCGGCCTCCTGCTTTTTCTCGGCGGCCTCCTTCTCTTGTTGGGCCCAGTAGTCTCTCTGCTCGATGAGTTCCAGGGCCGTGTCGGGGAGTTCGATGGCCTCGCCGTTGCTCTCAGGGTACAACCGGTTTAGCAGGTCCCTTGAGGCATCTGACCCGTCCATCGGTGGCGGTGTTCCCTCCTGGACCAGCTTCCAGAAGTCGGACTCGATCTTGATCAGGTAGTCAATCAGCTCCTGGTCTCGGTCCACCCTGAACCACTTGAATTTGTTGCCCCCGATGAGCACGGCCATATACCAGTGCTCGAACCCTGTCACTGCCATGTAGTGCATCACCTGGAGCAGATACTCCGGCGGGATCTTCTCCCCATCATCACCCCACTCGTGCTTGTTGTACTCACCCGTGGTCTTGCACTCAAGGCCAGCAGGCTCTCCCACCACTAGGCGGTCAATGTTTGCAATCATGAAGGGATACTCGGGGTGATGGAGCATGCCGTTCTTCCGGCGCACCCTTTTGCCTGTGCGCTTGGTGAACTCCCGGGCCACCACGTCCTCCAGGACCGTGCCCCAGTAGGCCGCTTCACCTGGTTCCTCCGGCTCCACCTGTCCCGTCTTCTCAAGCCAGACCATGATGGGGCTTCTCCATCGATTCAGGCCAGCGATGGCGGCAGCGTCACTGCCACCTATGCCTCTGCGCCTGGCCTCGAGCCACGCCGCCCTGGTCGTGTCTATTGTTGGTGTCAAAACGTTAACTGCCATTTGCTTCCCTTCCCCCTTGTTTTCCGGAGCCCAGTCTGGTAAACTGGGCTTAGGTGTTTTGTTCGTGCCCCTTCACCTGTCGCATAGGTGAGGGGCTATCTTTGTGCCTCTTCGTTGACAATGCCGAACACAATCTCCGCTAACCGCTGGGCACTAATTAGCCCAGCTTCCCACTTGTACGCTTCCATTTCGATACGTTTGTAGCGGTTGAGCAGTTG